GCCCGTCCTTCCCCGTCAACTCCTGCCGCCGGCTGTAGCCGCGGTCCTTCGCCTGGGTCTCAAGATAAAAAACGGTCGCATGCACGTTGCCCTGCTGAATCGCCAGGTAGAGCTTCCCCTCAGCGTAGTCCTTCATTTCCTCACGCGCGTCCTTGACCGCCTTCCGGACCACGGGGTTCTTGTTGATGTGGTCGTAGATCGTGTCCGGCGTGCAGCCGACCACCCGGGCCGCCTGCACCACCAGGCCGTGGCTGTGCTTGACGGCCTGGATGATTTCCTCGTCCGAAAACTCACGGACTTTCTTTCCCGTCCTCGCGCGTGTAGCCATGGAGATTGTGTAGTTTATTTTACCAGGGGTTGACCATTCAGGTCAACCCCCTGACTTCCTGGTCGCCTTCTTCCCGGTGAACTCTTCCCACCGCTTGATGATGACGCTGGCGTATTTTGGATCGAGCTCCATCCCATAGCAGATGCGATCTGTCTTTTCCGCGGCGATGAGCGTCGTCCCGGATCCAAGAAATGGGTCAACGATGATCTGCTCTATCGCAGACGAATTCTCGATGGCACGCTGAATGAGGGCGACAGGCTTCTGTGTCGGGTGGCTGTAGTCCTGCTCCCGGCCAAACTCCCACACCGTTCCGCTGCCTTCGGAAGAGTTGTCCACCATCGCGTCTTGGCCTTCAACAAGTCGGATGGACCTGACCTTCTTCCCCTTCGGCGCTTTTGGCATGACGTAGACCATGCTTCCCTTCCCGTCGCAGATGATGAGACCTGGTCCGATGACGGTAGCGATGGACTTCTTGCTGCTCATTGAAACGCGCCACACTGTCGGATTAGCCCGGTCGCCATAGAACTTAGGCTTGTGGCCGTCCTTGCTCGCGTAGAAGAATGGCTCATGCGACCAGCGGTAGTCGCTATGTCCGAGCACCACGCCTGTCTTGGCCCAGATGAGGTATTGCTTCTCGACCAGGCCGGCGGACTTGATGGCCGTGGCGAAATCCTCACGAGTTGAGCTTGCGTGAAATATGTAGAACGCGGCGTCGTCATCTGCGGCGTTCTCCATCATCTTCATGGACGACGAAAGCATTTTAAGCAGGTCGTCGCCGCGCTTGTGGTCTCCCTCGATGACATCGAACTTGCCGCTCTTTGATTCGTAGCTGACGCCATAGGGTGGGTCGGTCACGATGCAGGATGCCTTCTTTCCACCCATGAGCTTTTTCCAGCTATCTGGCTTCGTGCAGTCGCCGACGAACAGATGATGATCGCCCATGACCCAAAGCTCGCCGATCTTTGCGATGGGCTTGGCTGGTATCCCGGGAACGTCATCCTCTCCTGTTTCCGGCTTCTCGCCGATCAGCTTCCTGAGTTCTTCCTCCGTAAATCCTACCAGGTCCATGTCGAAGGACCCGTCGTCCATTTCCATGAGCTGCTCGGTCAATAACTTAAAGTCCCATCCACCACCATGCTTGTTGGCCGCGATATTCGCGGCTCGCTCTTTTTTCTCGGGCCATTCGACTTCGCGGTAGGACCATGTACCCCAGGGCGACTCGACGTGTCCGGAGGCCACGGTCCCTGTGGCGTCGGTCGCGGGGCGCTTGACGATCTTCCAGGTGGGGTCGAACACCTTGACTCGCTGGTGACCGCCTACGAGATGGCCGGTGGTTCGGTTGACGATGATGCCACTGAGGTCTCCGTATTCGGCCATGGCCTTGGCAAGACGCTTGAGCTGCTCTTCGGATATCTTGCGCGGGTTTTGGGGTGAGGCCTGCAGCCCGGCGACCGAGGGTGCGGCTGATTTGTTTTTCATGGCTCCAATCCGATGACCGAATCCGGTATTCCGTCTTTGAACGACACCAGGCTCTCCTGCCAGGTGTAGCCTGGGTCTCCGCCTACAAGGGTCTGGATGCGGACCCTTTGCTTGTCGGCCTCTTGCCGCTTCCAGACTTGGACGAGGTGGACCTCGGGGTTGAATTTGAATTCGTCGAGCTTGGCCACGATTTTGGCCATGCGGTGCGATGCCTCGCCGATGGTGACTTGGATGAGCGCGACTTGCATGGCCTTTGGATGAAGACCGATGAAGTCGAAGCAGCCATAGAAGTCGTGGGCTTGGGTGATGAACCGTCCTGGACCGATGGCGACTAGCTTGGCCAGGGCTCGTTCGCAGAGCCAGCCGCGGCCGGTCCAATGCTCGATGACTTTCTTCTCGAATGCGTTTCCCCTGGAACGAGTGCTCATGATTGCTCCTGCATCATACTATTTCGAGCTGCTTGGGTGCGGGAGTTTTTGGCTGCCACTCTCGACACCCGATGTCTACGCGATCGGCCGGGACTTCTCTGGGCTTCTCGCCTCGGCCCATGAACCACCGACAACGCCCGAGGAAGTAAATCCCCCAGGCGTCGTGGTGGAAGCAGGTCCAGCAGTTCTGCTCATCCATGGATCCCGGAGAGCTTGGCCCAGACGAAGCGTGCGCGCTCGCGTTTCTTGTCGCGCATGGCCTCGAGGCCGGCTAGGGCGTCGTCGTCATCCCGGCACTTGGCCGAGCAGTGGTGCTTGAGCCTCGAGGCTCCCTTGGGTCCGTAGCAGAACTTGCAGACTTGGCTTTCTCCGCTCATCCCATTCTCCTTCGCGCCAGCATCATTTCGATGTAGTAGGCGATTTGCCGCTCTGGCCCGCATGTGAATACTTCCATCGCCGGCCTCCGGCTGTCATCTTTTATCCAGGCTATGAGCCGCTCCGGGTCGGGGCGGTCCATGAGCCTGGCTATCTGGGCGGTGGCCTTCTCGAGGCGCGCGCGCAGCTCCTGCAGCTCCTGCTCGATTTCGGGGCTGGTGATGTCGCTCATTCGCACTCGAGGTGCTCGCATGAGCGGCACCGCCACCACCACAATCCGTCGAACCATTCGCGGCGCATCGTGGCTCCGCAGCAACGGCATTTCCTGTCGGCCATGGCTACCGGGTGGTGTGCTTGAGTTTTTTCAGGTCCTCAAGGTGGAACACATGGGGCTGGCCGGCGGTGTCGCGGATTTTGACGGTGATCTCTTTGTCGGCGATCATCTGCTGGATGAGTGCGATCTCGCGTTTCTTCTCCGCGTCCTTGGCCACGCAGGTCTTGTAGCGGGCCTCGGCGAGTTCGAGCGCTCGCAGCTGCGACTTGGTCTTGGGCGATTCCGTTCCCGGGATCTCGGCTTGTGCGGTCGGGTGCTTTTTCATTTGCGGGTCTCCTTGTTTTTCTTTTTGTCGTCCCATGGGTCTCCGTTGGAGCCTTGGTCCGGTGGTTGGTCCTCGGCTATCGTTGAGAAGCGCAGGAACCTATCTTCGAATAGCAGTTCAGCGGGTCCAACGTGGCCGTCCCTGTTCTTTGCGATTTCGCATGTGGATTCTTTTTCTTTGAATTTCCGGTGGAGCAGGAAGATGATGTCGGCGTCGTGTTCAAGCTCGCCCGACTCGCGCAGGCTGTCTACGGTTGGCTTGGGGTTCTTTTTGTCGAACGGCCGGGAGAGGGTGGACATGCAGAGGACGGGGATTTGGTATTGCAGGGCCAGGGTCTTGAGGCCTTGGCTGGCGGCCTCGACTTGGGCGCGTTTTTCGTGTCCGGCGTCTGGGACGCGCACCAGCTGCAGGTGGTCTACGATTACGAGGCAGCCTTCGCTGCGGGCCTGTGAGGTTTCGACCATGCTGACGATCTCGCCTATGGTGGTGGCTTGGTCGGTGAGCCAGATGGGGAGTGAATCGAGGGCTTTGACTACGTCCCTGATGTCATTTAGCTGGTCATCGCTTAGGCAGCGCCGTCTCATGGCGGCGGCGTCTATCCGTCCGCTCTGGGCTACCATGCGTCGCATGAGGGCGAGGTTGGCCATTTCGCGGCTGACGATGAGGACCTTGCTGCCGGCGCGGGCGACGTTGTGGGCGATTTGGAGTGCGAAGGCGGTCTTGCCGACGCCTGGGCGCGCGCCGAGGTAGGCGAGCTCACCTTGGGCGAGGCCGCCGCAGAGATACCAATCGAGGTCTTTGAAGCCGGTGGCGTAGACTTTGGGTGGGGTGGTGGTGAGGCTTTCGATGAGGCGCTTACCGACCCGGGAGATGTGCTCGGGGACTATTTCGCGGTCTGCGCCTACGACCCCTTGGCGCCGGGATATTGATTCTACGGTTTTGTGGATGTCCTCGCGGGTGAAGGGTGGGCTGCAGCGGGGGCCGAAGGTGGTGGCTAGGATTTCTTCGGTTGTGGCGGGGTCGATTTTCTTGCCCAGGAAGTAGCCGGCCAGCTTGGCGCACAGGACGTCCCGCTGACCCTCCCCCACGCCCCCCAGGGCCTTTTCGACCCATCCGGGGCCTTGTGGGGCAGATTTACCCCCTTCCTGTGCATTTTTGGAGCCGTTAGCCAGGAGGGCTAAAAGCTCAGGTGGGGCAGGTGGGGGCTTTCCTTCCAGGGGGACGACCCATTGGTAGGCTGCTCCGGAGGGGTGGATGCTTGGTGGGAGGACGACGCAGCCGGCGCCGCGGATATCGACTTGTGGCTTGGTGCCGTTGGTGGAGAGCAGGGCGATGCGGTCTGCGACGGGGCGATCGACGGAGAGGAAAACGTGGTAGCCGG